CTCGGGTGTCATTTCTCGGACTTCATCGTCAATCTGAATGAGTGGTTGTTTCTTTTCTTCGGTCATGTTTTAGTCCCTGTATCCGTAAACCTTCACGATGCCACCAGTGTTTGTGTAGCTCGGGAAGATAATTGTGAAACCTGTGAGAGATGTGTTTGCGGCATAAACACCTCCACCTGTGCCGTAGTAGTCATTGCCTGTAAACATGCCCGAGTATTTGGTGTATTGGGCAAGGAATGGATCTAAAACATCCATAGATAATGTGCACGTGCTGTTAGCACCACTTAACCCAAAATAAGCAAAGTTTTGTGCCGTAGTAGGCAAAGTGCCTGCAGCAAAACCCGACCATGAGTCATAGCGCATGTTGGCAAAATGGTTGACAGTGTTTGCAAATTGAAGCTGTAGAGCAAGGTTGTTTCCCGATTGGGAGCCACCCTCAAAGGTCACGCGGTAGTTGCGGTAATCTGAGTTAAAGCAGCTTGTGATGGCAACGGATCCGACACCACTGCCCACTGTTTGCGACTTTACAAGCCACAAGCCAACAGCGTTCATGTCCGACGCATTAAGCACGTCACCGCTAGCAAAAACAGGGTAAGTCATAACATCATCCTAAAAGGTCAGTCGAGTTCAGTCGAGATTGGTTGAGAATAAAAACAGCAGCCCACCGAGCAGAGCCCTCAAAAGTCGTCGTCCAACGGCCCGGCACAACCGAGTGAGTAATACGAGACAACAACATCGGCGTCGTAATTGAGTTGCCAGTCGGCGGAGAAACAACCAGCGTGATGCGGTCATTCAACTCACGATCTAGCGCGTTGCTCCAGTCCCCATCAGGGGACAACACAACCTCGACAGGGTCGGCCTTCGGGTAAACCTGACCGCCCCAACCAGTGACAATGTCACCAATCGCCACAGCATTAGCAAGGCTGGCAACCTGCGTATCAACGGACGCTTCAGCAGCTCCATAGGTCGCAACGCTCGACGTGTTCTTCTTTGTGTAAACACCGCCCTGAGACATCGTGACATCGGCTTCGTTACGCATTGAGTCGCCGTCATAAGCGATGGCCACGTCCTGCCCGATGGCATAACCCCCGGTGCCGTAGGTGCCCTGAGAAACAATCGAGCGTGACTGGCTGCGGATTTGGTTTTGGTTGTACAGCGTCAACACGCCAGCACGAGTCACGAACAGCGGCGCGTACTCAGAGTCGGCGACCTTCTGCAGCTCTGCCGTCGTCATCGGTGCGTCGTCTGTTAACTCGAGGACCGTTGACGCTGGCGCGGACGGAGCAGCGGTCAAACTAGACGGGAACGAAGTGTTAGCAATCAAGCGATTGAACCGTGCGGCAGTCGATTCGGAGAACGCCACTGTGCTGTATTTGTAGATTTCCTGAAAGATTGACTGGGCGATGCCGGTGCTCCAGACGATGACCTGTTGCACGGATCCTGTCCCTATGTTTACGGCCTCGGGTAACGCTACGACAATGCCTGCGCTGTTAGTTGTTGTGGTGGCGACAGCAATACCATCGATGTACATAGCGATAGTGCGTGCAGCACTGTTCCAGTCAAATGAAAACATACGGGCCATTCCAGCGTCCCACGTGGAAATGTTTGTAGTGGCAATTTTGGTGTTGGCAAATGTTGGCTCGCTAATTTCAACAAAGAACTTGCCAGTACTTGCTGAATAACCAAAATAGAAAAAATGGTTATAGATACTGCCAGTCACAAATTGTGAACTTCCACTGGTTGAGCCGTCAGGGATAGCCCAGCACGACACCGAGAAGCTACCTGGACTGCTATTTGTGCCGCCCTGTGCAGACGCTGCAGCGTCAGATCCTGTGCCCGTGATTGAACTATTCACAAGGCCCACAGCAAGTTGACCGCCACTTGAAGCAGCTGCAGTCGTCAACATGTTTAACGGCTCACTGCCGTAATCCTTGACGGATTGGTTAGCGCTGAAAGGGCCTACAGGCTCATCACATGGGTAGTAGTGGCGTGGGTTGGTGCTGAGGATGTAGGGACGGCTCCAGTCCGCAGGCTGAGCGTCAGACGCCAACAGCCCCATAGCGTCGAAGCAAGACAGGGTGACTGTTGAGTTTTGACCGGCGTCGCTCCACACGGGTGGCCAGCCAGCGACAAAGCCACGGAACACGGGGTAGGTGGTGGCGCCGTAAACAGCGGAGATGCGGATCTGGCGACGCGGTAGAAGTTTGCCGTAGTAGGTGCCTGATGTGTAGAAAGGGTCAAAAGTACGCGCACGGTTGTTCAGCGTGACGGTGGCTGCGCCATAAAAAGTGCCCCAGTCGTCAGAGCGTCCACGGTCAATCTGCATGTCGTAAACATACGAAGTGATGTCAGTCCATGTCGGGCTTGCAACGTACGGACCATCGTCAAAAGCAATCTCAACCTTGCCGACTGGGTATGGCATTACTTCCCGCCGCTTCGACGGAGATACGCGTCCAGCACGTCGTTGACTTCCTTGCCAATCTTCACTGGATCACCGACACCAGTGTTGACCGTGACCATGACGCCACGGTTGGCGTTAGTTGCAATTGTCGGGGCCATTGATGGAGCAATGTTTGTGCCTCCGGGCAATGGTCCGATGGGCTGGTTGCCACCTTTACCAAATACGGACTCAAGACCCATGCCGACAAGGTTCTGTGCTGCACCCGGAGCGCCGATAATTGCGCCAGCAATACGTGCAGCGAGACCGCCAACTTTCGAGATGTTGTCCAACGCGTCAAACAAACGCTCAAAAGCAACGGCCAGACCAATCACAAATGCTGTTGCAAGGACGTATGGGTTTACAGCCATAGCCGCATTAAGCGCAACCGTGGCCGCAGCCATAGCAGCAATCGCTCCTGCAATTGTCTGAAACGCTTGAGGGTTCTTGCTTGCCCAGTCTGCAAACTTCTGAAGGATAGGAAGTGCGCCTTCAACAATTGGCAACAGCCCCTCGCCGACAGATTCTTTGGTCTCATCCAACGCAACTCGTAAGCGCTTGAACTTGCCCTCAGTCGTTTCAGCAGCAGCTGCAGCCTCGCCACCAAACTTCTTGTTCAGCTTCTCCATGACTTGTTCAAGGGTTGCGCCCTCTTTGATCATGCCTTTTAACTCTGGAGCAAGGAGACCGAGCGCTTTGTAGTTGCCTCCGTAGGCTTTCTCAAGCGCCTTCGTAACGGTGCCGAGGCTGACGCCCTTAGCTGCAGCTATGTCCATAGCCAGTCGGGTCGCCTTCTGGGCTTTGGTCACCGATCCAGTAACACGCACAAGACCGGCAAGCGCTGGACGTAATTCGTCGTCAGTGATGCCGAGCAACTTGCCCTGTGTTTCAATCCATTCCTCATTGGCTGCAATCTGTGCGTCGGTCGCTTTAGTTGATCGGCGGATTTGACGAGCCAGCGCTTTCTGTGCAGCCTGATCTTCTATTGCGGCCTTGGTTGCGTCGAACAATCCAGCAGCCAATCCGCCAAGGGCAGCGGTCGCTGGGATAGCAGCTTTACGCAATGCAAACTGGGCCTTCTGTCCGGTGGTCTCAAGTTGCTTGAACTGCTTGATTGCTTGCTTTATGCCCTTGGAGTTGAACTCGGTGACAATGGGGATACGAATAGCCATTAGATGTCTTTCTGCACTCGGCGCATAACTTCGCGGATGAGAATGTCAACACGGCGCTCGACTTCTGCTTGGTGAGCAAGGTATGCCCTCCACAAAAAACGGCCCGGCGAGCCATAACGGCGTGTCAAGTTGTCAACCATTTCGCGACCCTTAGCAGTAGGCACAGGGCCACGGCCTGACATTTCAGTAACAAGCGCAGAGGAAGACGTCCAGCGAATACCGAACACCGCAAGGTCTGATGTGTACGCACCGTACTGGCGGGGGCGTTTACCAGAAACAAAAGCCTTGATAGATCGGTCAGACTTGGCGTCATCCCATGGGAACACGTCGCCACGGTTGCCCGGATTCCAGCGATGCTTCATACCTGAAAGCGGAGGCTGGCTTGGGGTGAGTTGTCGCGCCTCAGTGATGACGGTCTCGACGATGCCCGCGTAATCCTTGGTCACTTGGCGACGCGCAACCTTGTCAATCTTGTTTAGTTCTCGAAGAGCTTCTTTAGCACCAACAACGCTGAGGTCTGTGTTTACTGTTCTACTTGCCACGGCGTTGCTCCTTGTTTCTTTTATCAAGCACGTCCGCGACGGTGTGCAGCTCTTGTGTATCGAATGGAATGTTGTGAGGCCAGAAACCAGTCTCGACGACTAACTCGCAGAGACTGCGGAGGTAACTGCCCCTTGCGTAGGGTTTGTCGGTTCGTCCTCCACGACGTCAACCGAGACCAAACCTTTGATGTAATCATCGAAAGCCACCGGCACTGTAAAGCCCTCTTGCTTTGCACCCTCAAAAGCGAGGAAAGCAAGGTGCTCCATTGCGACGCCAGAAGCAAGGTCAGATGCGCGGATCTTAAACTTGCGCTCTAGCGCCACAATCGAGAAAAGGTTCGTAGTGACTTCGTACTTGACGCCGTCTTTCTCTTCTACTTGCAGTGTGATTTTCATTGTGTTTCTCCTCTTTTGTTGGGACAGTCTTAGGCGACAACCTCGGTATAAACGCCACCGGTGAAAGTGATGTCAATCTGGCTCATCTCTCCGACCGCGCCTGTGAGCACTGGGAGTGTCTCAAGGTATGCGCCCGTGAGTGTGTGCAGTGGGTTAGTTGCAGACGGTGAAGCTGACGTTGGCTTGAGGGTCACCGTGGTGCGGGTGCCGACAAGGGCCTTAAGGGTTGCGTAAACCTCAGATGCTGCGTAGGTCATGAACAGCGTCATTGTGACTTCGTTGTTAGCAAGACCGGAGGAGTACTCACGTGATGTCTGGCCAAATGCGGTGGTGTCAATTGACTCCTGTACGCGATTCATTGTTGCTTCTGTGCAGAACCCCGTGAGCGCCACAGAGTTAACCGTGACAACTGGGTTGGTCAAATAGGTTGATGTTGCCATGATTAGTCCTCTGACTTTTCTTTAGTTGGTTTTTCTTGCTTTATGAAGCCACCCTCTAGGAGTGCCTCCACGTTAATCCCCTCAGCGGGGACGTACTGATCGCCGGGTGTACCGACAAGTTCTGAGACGATGATTAGTTTCACGATGCTCCTGTTTGTGCTTGCATTGCAATTGTGAGGTCGTACGTACCGTAGTCCTGACCGCCGACATTAAGTGTTGATGGCCGTCCGTCAAGGACTGCCACATTCTTTGTGAGCAACCCAGCTGCGATGCTGAGCAGAACACGAAGACCGTTGAGATCCACAGGACCAGAGCCGATGACACGGACTGGGAATGTCATGCGGACGATGTTGTAGTTGCCGCCCTCAAATGATGGGGCCTCGATAAACGCGCACGGTGGGTTGATGGCTTTCGGATCTGTGACGACGCGTAAACCTGTGATGGTGTTCAGCGTTGTTGAGAGGTCGTCCAGCGCCTCGTTGAATAGATCCGTGTACGCCATTACGCAACCTGCGGACGGTTGATGCCGAGCAGCTGCATGACCATTGGGGTGACACCGGTAGACGGTGGTGCGCCCATGCCGTCAAAGGTGGCAATCGAATTGAATGCGCCCTTCTGCCTGTAATACGCAGCGCCAATCATGATGGTCCCGAGCTTTACGTCACCAGATGGAACAGTGGTGAGACTGTCCTGCAGGTAGCCCGCCTCGTATCTGCGACGATACGCAAACGCATTACAAGCTGCAGCGCACTGCGTCAAGAACGCAGCCTCTTCTGCGGACGCTGTGCCGATGCCCACGTAGTCCTCGATGTCCGTAGCCGTGACCCAAGTGCAGGTCAGCGTCCATGTGCAAGTGCCTGTCGGCAATGCAGCGCTGAAGTCAAGGTCAGCGCCGACGCTACGGAATAGCAACTGATTAGGACGGGGCACACTTGAGTTGAAGTGCAGCTCACCGGTGTCAGATAGGACTCCCGTGTATTCGTATTGGGGGCAGTCGAGCACCACTTGTGTGCCGTTAAGGCTGTGGCCTAAACCAGCCAGCGTGATGCTTTGACCGACTTCAATGTCAGTTCCCGTCAGGGTCTGGACGACTGCGTAATCGTCCAGACGCTGATGAGAGATAACTGTGAATACCGCCATGGCGGTACCGCCTTTCGGGATTAGGCGATTGCGATGGACTTGACCTGATCGCCGTCAGCGATGAAGGTCGAGACGTATCCGTAGTAGGAGAAGGTGCGGCCCAATGTGCTTGGTACTTCTACCGACATGATTCCGCGTACCTGCTCATAGAACTCGATAGCAGCACCACGAGCTACGACCATGGTGTTGTCGGCAAATGCGCGGTCCACGACCAAGTTCAAGCCCAGTGGGTTGAAGGTGTTCATCATGGTCACGTTTGCGCTGCCCATTCCGTTTACACCCATGAGACCAGCTGCGCCGGTGTATGGGAAAATTGGACGCTTGTCGACATCCAACTGGCTGCCCAATTTCTTCCATACGTCTGGGCTGACAAAGATGTGGTCAGGCAAGAAGTTGGTTGCTGCAAGGATGTCTGTTGCTGCGTCGTACAAGGCTGCGATGAGCGATGTTGGGTCGTTTGCTGTGACTGTCCATGTAGATCCTGATGCGGTGTCGCCGGCAAGGATTCCTGCACAAGCGACTGCGTCCGATTGCAACATGTATTGCCCGGCGAGGTCCCTGAGGATAATTTCCATTGCCGCCGGCGAAGTGAAGTCGATGTCTTGTACCGACAGTGTGACCTGTCCAGCGAGAGTCGTCTTTGTGACGACGTTGCTTGCGATGACTGGTGTTGTTGCGGAAACTCCACCAAGTTCAGAACCTTGTGATCCCACTGATGGGTGTGTGGTCCAAGTCGGGCGAATGAAGGTCTTGGACGTTCCGCCGTCTGGCATCGCCCTTGCGCCCACAGCTGAGACGACTGGTCTGATGTAATTGAGGTCAGTGAAAACGGGACCCAACACGTTGACATTCAAGAGGCCCGGCGTGTCGCTGGTGGTTGAATCGCCAGCGGCGGCCTGCAATGCGGTCTGACGTGACTTTGCAACTTCGGTTGCTGCAGCGTTTACGCGCTGCCATACTTCGCCACCGATGTGGTAAGCAGCCATGAACTCGCCGGCAGATGGCATGCCGAAATTGCGCTTAGGTTGTGCGGGGATTGGTGCGGTTGGTGTCGCAGCTTCGATTGCTGCTTCTGGCTGTACTGAGTCCACGGGTTCTGTCTCCTCGACTAATTCTGGTGTGGGTTCTGTGTCGGGTTCTGTTTCCGCTGACGCGGCCACTTGGGTGATGGTAGCACCTGCAAAGGCTGGGATGGGCACTAATGACAATTCCATCCAATCTGCTGCGGTGACAATCATGCGGCCCTGATCGTCGTATGAAAACTCTCGAGGGTTTACACCGACGGAAACATCCATAACGCCATCGGCTGCAAGCACAAGTGCGTCGTCACCAGCTGAGGTGCGCGAGATGTACATGCTCGCCAGCATGGCCTCGCTCGTCGACACCCTCTCACTCACGATGCCGACCGGCTGGGAAGAGTCGTGGTACATGAAAACACGAGGGGCCTTGCCATCCACAGGAAGTGAGCCCTCCTTAAACATGACCTCGGTGCCGTCGCTGACGGTTGCGAAAGTATTCCAAGGGACAGCAATCGCATCAATGCGACGCTCCCCTGTTGGCTCGCCGGCAGCGGCGCTGACGGTGACTGTGTCTGATGTGAAACGGATCATGCGATTTGCTCCTGTGTGTTTTCTTCTGGTACTCGGTCGTCTTCTTGAGCCATTGAGGACTCCTCAAACTCTCCCACAAAGTCGTCCACGTCAAACTCGACATAGGTGCCTCTTGGAAGAATTGAGTCGGAACTTAATGTAGACGCAATGCACTCTGCGTAAACCTTGGTGCCAAATGTAAACAAGTCAATTCTGGACTCACGAGAGGACGTGTATGCGTAGGCGCCAGTGCTCACACCGAGAAGGTACGGGGGCACATTGCATAGACGCGCAATGTCGAGAGCGCTGTAGTTGGCTGACTCAATTAGCAACATCTTGTCGGGGGTTGCTGAGGTTGGCTCGTAAGTCAGGAACT